GGCCGGGTATGAATACAACCTTGGCAAGCACTACGCGCGGCGTGAACGCATCTACGGCAACGTGCCGCGATGGACGGGTGTAAATGGCTTGAAATTGATCGCTTACGGCGAACAGGGCATTGGCGATGAAATCTCGTTCGCGTCCTGCATTCCTGATTTGCAGCGCGGGCAAGGTATGCCCAACGAAGTGATTATCGAGTGCGATAGCCGGCTGGTTGGGCTATTCAAGCGGTCGTTCAATTGCCGAGTGTTTGGCACGCGATACAACAAGGAAATTGACTGGCCGCAGAAAGTGAACGCCGACGCGAGCGTGGCATTCGGTTCGTTGCCCGGTTTCTACCGCAATGAAAATTCCGAATTTACCGGCGCACCCTATTTGGTGGCTGACGATGAGCGGAGGCTGATGTGGCGCGCGCTGCTAAAAACCTTTGGCGACAAGTTGAAAATCGGCATCACATGGACAGGCGGAACGAAAAAAACAGGTCAGATCGAACGATCTTTGACCTTGAAGGACATGGAACCGATTTGGCGGCAGGACGCCACTTTTATCAGTTTGCAGTATGTGGATGCGCCGGAGACGCAGGAAATTGAACGCGATCATGGCATCAAAATACACCACTGGCCGCACGCTACGCAGTCAAAGGACATGGACGATCAGGCGGCGCTCATGGCTGAACTTGACCTGGTTATCACGGTTCAGCAAACGGCGGTGCATCTTGGCGGCGGGCTTGGCGTGCCGGTATGGGCGCTGATTCCAAAGGCTCCCATCTGGCGCTACGGCATTGAAGGTGATGATTTTCCGTGGGCCAAGTCGGTGAAACTGTATCGCCAAGGCAAGGGGTGGGTGCATACCATAGCCGAGGTTGCCAGCGACTTACGCAAGAGGATCGCCAATGCTTAATGTGCTGTGCGTGATGCGTTCGGGCGGCGACTACGATGGTTCGTGGGTTGAGAAGCTGCGCAACAGCGTGGCGCGCAATCTATCGAAGCCTCATGCGTTTAAATGCCTGTCTGACGTGGACGTGCCGTGCGAGCGCATTCCGCTTAAGCATAACTGGCCGGGTTGGTGGTCAAAAATCGAGTTATTCCGTTCCGGGGTGGTGGAAGGCCCGACGATTTACTTTGACTTGGATATCGTGATTACCGGCCCGATTGATGGCATCGCGGACATTCCGTGCGACTTTGCTGCGACGCAAAACTTTTGGGATCACGGCATGATGAACAGCAGCATCATGTGGTTTAGCGGTGACAACGTGCCACACGGCGTTTACAGCAAGTTTGCGCGGCAGGCGGACGCCTACATCGCGCACCATGACCGGAACAAGGATGGCCCGTATGTGGGCGATCAGGCATTCATTTGGGACACATTGGGGCGCGACGTGGAGTTCATAAACGACTACTTCGAGCACATTCATTCTTACAAGATGCACTGCAAAAGCGGGCTGCCGAAGGATTCGGCCATTGCCTGCTTTCATGGGCATCCGAGGCCGTCCGAAGTGAAGCACGATTGGGTTGAGATTCATTGGAGGTAATGTGGGATTAAGCGTATCCGCGTTAGAAGTGCTTTCAAGGTTTCCGGCGAAACAGGTGCTTTCGTTGGGATACCCTGACATTCTGGCGACCACGGAGGACATCGAACGGCTGTTCAAGGTGACGCCGCAGACCTTTGTTGATACGGGTGGCTGGCATGGGCGCACGCACGACTTGCCTGAAACGGTAGAGTTTTTCAACATGATCGGATCGGAACTTCGGTGCGTTGATGTCCACGCGAGCCGGGGCGTTGAATACGTTGTTGACCTGAATTACCCGAACGACTTGGGCAAGTTCGATCTGGTCATCGACGCCGGCACCATTGAACATTGTTTCAACATCGGGCAGGCGATCATCAATGCGGCTAACGCAGTGAACGAGGGCGGCGCGATATTTCACACGCCGCCGATGAGCATGGTGAACCACGGCTTTTACAACATAAGCCCGACACTACTTTTTGACTTCTACATGCAAAACGGGTGGAACGTTGAATTTTGCTGCGGTTCATGCCCGCGCGGGATGTATGACATTAACCCGTATCTGCGTTACGCCGTGCCGCCTGAGTCGAGCATATTTTTTGTAGCACGCAGGACAAACATGAACCCGCTGTCGTTTCCGACGCAGCAGAAGTATTTGAAAAATCCAGACCTAAAGGCGCTCAATTGACAATGTTCAAAGGATTCAAGGTTCCCGATTGGGATACAGACGGCGCGTGCGCGATATTCGCCTACATTGCAGACCTTGAGCATTACTACCCGCACTGCAAAAAGTTCGATGTTGCGTTGCAGGCCGGTGGCAATGTCGGGATATGGGCGGCGAACATCGCAAAGCGGTTCAAGCGTGTCTATTGTTTCGAGCCGGATTCCGAGAACTTTTCCCTGCTGTGCGAGAACGTCAAGGATGAAAACGTCATCAAGTTCCAAGCGGCTTTGGGCGGCGCGAATGGCATGGTTGGCATGGTCAAGCATCACAACAACAGCGGCGCGCATTACGTTGACGGGGATGGCCCAATCCCGATGCAGACCATTGACAGCCTGAATCTGGATGCGCTGGATTTTCTTATGCTTGACATTGAGGGCTATGAATACGATGCTTTGCAGGGTGGCATCGGAACAATTACGGCATTCAACCCGGTTATCGTGGTTGAGGAAAAGCACTACCGAGGAACGTCCAAGTTTGGCGATACGCAAAAACTGCTTGAGAGCATTGGTTACAAGATTGCAGGCAAAAAGAACCGAGATGTCATTTACGTGGTGAAATAATGGCGATCACAACCTACGCAGAACTGAAAACGGCGATTACATCATGGCTTGACGTATCGACCACTACGCTATCAAGCCAGATCGACGACTTGGTGACGTTGGCTGAAACGCGCATATTCCGCGAGGCGCGCACGAAGGATACCGAAGCCGCATTGAGCGTTGCCATAGGTTCCGGCGTTATGGCACTCCCGGCTGATTACATGGAAATGAAGTTTGCGTATGTGAACCAAACGCCGACGCAACGGCTTGAGCGCCGTTCGGCAGAGTGGATTTACGCGAACTACCCGCAGCGATCATCCAGCGGGTTGCCGCTGTTTTTCGCGCGCGAATCCACGAACCTGATTTTTGGCCCGTATCCTGATTCTACCTATACGATCAAGGGCGTGTATTACAAGAAACTGTCGGCGCTATCGGCGGGCGTTCATGCGCTGTTCACGAGCAATCCAGACTTGTATTTGTTCGGATCACTGGCCGAGGCGGAACCGTTGCTTGGGCGCGATCCGCGCGTGCAGTTGTGGGAAGCCAAATATCAGAATATCCTTAACAGCATAAACGGGCTGGATAACCGTGAGGATAATTCTGGCGGCGCATTGAGAATACGATGACTGACTTCACCTTACCGCTGGTTGGCGCGCAGACGCAGCGCAACCTTGATGCTATCAATTACGCGACCAAGGATCAGCGGTTTGTCGGCTGTTTGTTCACGACCGCTGAAAGTCCGTTGGCGCGTGAGCAGAATATTTGGGTGAATAAGCGACCGGGGCTTAAAGCCGTGTCAACGACAATAGCATCGGGGAAAACAGGTATATCAATAAGTAGCGGTTATGGACTTACGAGAACTGATGGCGTTGTTCTTAAAGGCCCACTCACGTCATGGCACGATGGCGCATCATCCCCCAATACGCAGACTCATTATGTTGGAACTACTCTTGTTGGGACGACCACAACCACGAATAGGCCAGAGGTCTATATAACGGTTGGCAAGGATGCAAGCGACAACGAGATTTTCATAATCGTTGTTTCGCATTCGGCGGCTTACTACATCGGTGAAACGGGGATGGCGGGCGGCGTTACATTTACCGGCGACACGCACACCAACACGACGATTGACAATGTATCCAGCGTGACCGGGCTTGTTATCGGACAGGCGATCAGCGGAACAAACATCGTTGCAGGGACGCGCATTACGAACATCGTTGGCACGACGCTGACAGTAGACACGGCGACTACTGGAACAACGGTAGGAGTGACGATTACCCGTGAGCGCATGGCCAAGATTATCGACGCGGACTTTCCGGTTCCAGCGGGGCCGATTCAACAACTAAATGGATACTATCACGTCGCAAAGTCTGGAACGAGGAACATATACCAGTCCGCTGTAAACAGCATTACTTCATGGGCCGCAGCCGATTACTTAACGGTTGATTCCACTCCCGGTGAGTTGTTGGGTATATCCAAAAGCGGCGTCAACATCATCGCGCACAAAACAGATTGCATTGAAGCGTATTACAACGCCGGTAATCCATCGGGTTCTGTATTGAGTGTGGATGTTGGCGCGAGGAAGTTAATATCCGCTGATATTATTACCGATACGCTGACAAGCACTAGGGAGGTTTTTACTTCGGCTGGTGATTTTGTATTTACCGCCATAGGCGCAGTGTATCTGACGGTAAATAACACAACGAAGAAAATATCAACCCCGATTATAGAGGCAGCGCTGTCTTATATTGGGCCTGCGAACACTTATGTAAAAGCATTTAGGATAAATTCAAAACACTTTTTATTGTTAAGTCATAATACAGGCACAAGCGTTACCTATTGGTATGATGTTGAACTTAATATTTGGGGCGAAACAGGGTTCTCTTTTATCCCCGCAATGGATGATGCAACTGGCTACCTAATATTAAGGTATCCATCTGGCGATGGTGGGACTCGCTTTTTTCCTTGGGCACCGACGCAAACTCAATCGCCCGCTTATACCGATAGCGGGCAAAGTCCATCGGCCTACGTAATGACCGTGCAAACGAACCGCACCGACTTCGGCACGGAATCGTGGAAGTCAATCCACTACGTTGACCTACTGGCGGACACGCAGGCGAGCGGCACAGCGACACTTGAGCGATCCATCGACGATGGCACGACTTGGACAACGCTCGGCACGTTCGATATGACCGTGCAGCGCAAGCGAATTAACCGCCTCGGCGGATATAAGGGGCAGGCGCAATACCGGCTGACGCACTCGGCAAACACGCCGTTTCGCGCATCGGCTTTGAAGTTCAACTACACGCCGGGGGCATTTTGAGCGAAAACATCCCGCCGCTGCAATCGCAAAAGGTTGATGACCGTCCGTATTTCATGGACTGGTTGCGGCGTATCCGCGACCGGCTTTTGACTGCGGTGTTCACCACGGATACGAATTGGGTTGACCTGACCGATGGCGGCACGACCACGCTGCACACGCATACAAGCGGCACGGCAAGCGCGGTGACGGTTGCGAACGAGATTACGGATACATCATGCTTCATTCTATTCGCAACGGCTGCGACTGGCGACTTGGGGCCGAAGTCGAATGCGAATCTGACATTCAATTCGAGCACCGGGGTATTTACTTTTGGCAACGATGTAAATGCGGGCGCGACGCTGACTACCGGCAATGGCGTTTCTACGGGCGCGGCGGGGATTGAAGTCGGTGGTTTGCGCACGGGTAGCGGTATTTCATATATTGATTGGCATTCAACAGCGGCGGGGCCGGATTATGAGGCGCGCATTCTGCGTAACAGCGGCACCAATGGCACTTTGGAAATTCGCAATCTCGGCACTGGCGACATGGAGATATACGCCAACAACGCATTGCAGGTGTCCATTGCGGGGACTGCCAGTGCAACGAATCGTGTAATCCTCACCGGCAGTAACGGCAGCGATGCGTCCGTAAGCACGAACGGCTCGCGATTGAGTATGCCGACAAACGTTATTGTTACCGGAAGTTTGCAGGTTTCCAGCGCATTCTCGTTTAACTATAACTCTGCCGCTCGCCCCGCTGTCGATAACGGATTCGCCGGGACGTGGAATTACAGTGCCGGAAGCGCGGAGGTTGATTTTTGGAATACTTACGTCGCAAGCGTTCCTGCTGTGTCGTTTTCTTTCAAGCAGATGCTATCCGCTTCCACGCATGAGGATTTGCTGGCGGTTTCCAGCACCGGCATCGTGGCTAACAAGAACTTGCGCGTATCGCACGGCACATCAGCTTTGGCAACCAATGCGACAGAGGGATTCTTCCATATCCAGTCATGCGCGGGCGCTCCCACGGGAGTTCCGGCGAGTATCCCGACAGGCCAGATACCGATGGTCTATGATTCAACAAACAACTTCCTATACGTCTACAATGGCGGCTGGAAGAAGTCTACCGTTTACGCTTAAGAAGGAAACATCATGGCATACGAACAATATCTGAATGACCCGACTTACGGATTCCAGACTTACCTTGATTCCCTCGGAGGCGGGCAGACGTATCAAGGCATCGACCCGGAGCAAGGTTATCGCATCCTGCAAGGCGACGATGGCGGCTACCTGAGCGGCAGCGCGTTGGGCGATTTGCGCGAGGGCTATAACCCGCAATTGCAATACGAAAAGGACATGGCCGATAAGGGCGTCATCGTGTTTGGTGATGGCCTCGGTATGCTTGCTTACGGCGCGAATCAGCAAGGCAAGAGTCTTGAGCAATACGTCATTGACTATCAAGGGCATGGGACGTGGGGCGAGGATCAATTCGGCAACAAGACATTCACGCCGGAATCAGGGACGATCAATTCATTCCCGGCTTGGGAGGTGGAAGCGAACGGGTTGAAGGGTTTTATTGAAAGCCCGGTATTCAAGGTGATGATGGCCGGATTGGGGGCGCTTGCGGGGCCGTCGATACTGAGCGGGTTAGAGGGTTTGCTTGGCGGCGGCGAAGTGATTTCAAACGCAGGGTTGATTGCTGACGCCGTAGATGGTATTGGCGCATTGCAAGGCGTGACCGAAGTGGCCGGTTCCTCTGTCGGCGGGCTTTCGGCTGAAACTGCCGCTTTCCTTGAAGCGGCTGGATACGCGCCAGAAACCATTGCGCAACTTGGCACGCAGTTCGGAACAAGCGGGGAGCTTTTGTCTATGGGATCAGGTGTGCCATTACTTGATCTTCCGGCGGATATGCCACCGTTAAACGAGGTGTCTCCTTACACGACTACGCCTTCTCTGACCGATCTAACGAAGGCGTTTCCTGAACAGATAGACATTAAACAGCCCGTTGTTCCGGGCGGCGAAAACACAGCGTTAAACGAGATACTTGATAAATTTAAGACGCTTGGCACGGTAGGGACGGTGGCAGGTGCTGCTACTGGTGCGGGCGGGGAAGAAGGCGGGCTTGATTGGGGCGCCATTGATAGCGGGGAAGCGGTTGCGCCGTGGACTACAGACCCGTCGCTAGAGGATTTGGAGAATGGCGGCGGCGCCGATTTGCCTGATTTCTCAGGAGTAACGGGCGGCGTAGGCGGCAACGCTCCCCCAACGGATTTCCCTAACACCACCGGAA